GGCGGTAGATGAAGAATTGTCCGGTGATGCAGACGCATCGGACGATGAAACACCTACCGAACAGTCAGAGGAAGATGAGGAATCAGAGGAGAGCGAAGAGCCGCAGACTTTCACCGTCAAAGTAGACGGTAAGGAAGTTTCTGTAACGCTTGACGAACTCCAACAAGGTTACTCACGTACCCAAGACTACACGCGGAAGACCCAGCAGATTGCCGAGGTGCGCAAGCAAGTCGAGCAAGAGAGCCAGGCCATCCGCGCCGAGCGTGCGCAGTACGCTCAACTGTTAGGAGCATTGGAGCAGCAAGTTCAGCAGGCGGCAGAGCCTCAGATCGATTGGGACCGCCTCTACCAAGAGGACCCCATCGAGTGGGTGAGGCAGAAAGAGCTAGTGCGTGAGAACCAGACTAAGTACGCGGCTATTCAGAGCGAACAGCAGCGACTTGCAGAAATCTCACGCGCAGAACAGGCGCAGTCTATGCAGGCGTTTCTCGCCACAGAGCAGGAAAGATTGATGGAAGTCTTACCCGAGTGGAAGGACCCAGCAAAGGCCAAGGCAGAGAAAGCGCTACTCATTGAATTCGGGCAGAAAGCCGGATTCCAGCCTGATGAACTGAAGAACATTTTTGACCACCGCGTCGTGAACGTGTTGCGTAAAGCGGCACTGTACGAGCAGATGATGTCCAAGCGGGGCAACATCAAGCCGGTGACCAACAATGGCCCAAGACCAGCCAAGCCAGGTGCAGCGGGTCGAGTCTCTACAACAAGCGAGTCAACGCGTGCAAAACAACGTCTTGCAAAAAGTGGCCGCGTCCAAGATGCGGCATCGGCAATTGAACTTTTATTGAAGTGAGAACATTATGGCAATCGTAACCAACACATTTACCACCTTTGACGCAAAGGGTATTCGGGAAGACCTCTCGAATATTATTACTAACATAGCACCGGAAGATGTACCGTACCAATCGAACATTGGCCGCGAGTCAATCAGCAATTCGCTGTTTGAGTGGCAGACCGATACCTTGGCAGCGGCTGCAGCCAACAAGCAGATCGAGGGCGACGATGTCTCCTCTTTTGATTCTGTTACCGCAACCGTTCGCCTGCAAAACTACGCTCAGATTTCGCGCAAGACCATTGTCTTGTCCGCGACTGAAGAGGTGGTTAACAAGGCAGGGCGTCGCAGTGAGCTAGCCTACCAAATCGCGAAGCGGGGTTCTGAACTTCGTCGCGATCAAGAGTTCACTTTGTTGAACAGTGCTGTGGCTGCTGCCGGTAGCACCAGCGTTGCACGCGGTACAGCATCTCTGGGCGCGTTTATCAAGACCAACGTCGATAAGCAGACTGATGGTACTAACCCGTCGTACACCACGCTGCCAAACAGCGCCCGTACTGACGGCACTGTGCGTACCTTTACTGAGACCATTCTCAAGAATGTGATTCAGCAAGTGTGGACATCTGGCGGCACTCCAAAGATTCTGATGACCGGCCCTGTTAACAAGCAGCGCGTCAGCGGTTTCTCTGGTATCGCCTCCAGCCGTTACAACATCAATGGCGGTGAGAAGCCTGCGACCTTGATCGGCGCGGTTGATCTTTACGTCAGCGACTTCGGTCAAGTGGCCGTTATAGCGAACAGGTTCCAACGTGAGCGTGATGCATGGGTGCTGGATCCCGAATACGCCAAGATGACTGTGCTGCGTCCTTACCAGCAAGTTGAACTCGCTAAGACCGGCGACGCTGAGAAGCGTATGTTGCTGGTGGAGTGGGGTCACAAGGTGCTGGCCGAGAACGCCCACGGTTTGGCTGCTGACCTGATTACTTCGTAATCAAGTGAAAGGGATCAGGGCAACCTGGTCCCTTTTTTAACGCATGAATAATCAAATATTTGACGAGAACAAGGAAGCGGGTATCACCCGTTTTTGGCATTTCAACGATGAAACCGGCCAGGCAACAATTCAGACTCAGCAGGATGTCACAGCAGTTGTTGAAGCAAACAAAGCGGATTTCAATAAGGTAGATGAGCGCGCAAACTGGAAAGGCGAGTGGCATCACGTTGCCAGCATCCCAGAGGGCGTCTACTACAAACTCAAGGCCGAGGGCAAGCTGGACGATCAGGCGTACATGAAACGCTGGCTCAATGACCCCGACAACAGATTTTTCAGAACGAGACCTGGACAAGTATGAATAACTACATTGCAGTCTGCACTCCAGCCCGTGACATGGTTCACGCCAATTTCACCTACTGCCTGGTGAATATGGTCTGCTACCACACGCTGAACACCACAGATGCAGTGTCTCTCAAGATCATGCAGGGTACGCTGATCCAGAACCAGCGTGCTGACCTGGCGCTGGATGCGATGGCCGAGGGCTGCACCCATATCCTGTTCATTGACTCCGACATGACGTTCCCGCAGGACATGGTCGAGCGCTTAATCAAGCACGACTTGGACATCGTGGCAACCAACTGCGCACGCCGACGTATCCCTACCGGCCCGACTGCCCAGAAGTACGGCCCTGATGGAGAGCGCGAACTGGTCTACACCATGCCAGAGTCAACCGGCATCGAGGAAGTTGGCAGCATCGGCATGGGCGTGATGCTAATCAAGCGCAACGTCTTTGAGAAGCTGACAGAACCCTGGTTCGAGACTCCCTGGCGTACCGACAAGCGCGGCTACATCGGAGAGGACATCTTCTTCTGCCGAAAGGCGCAGGCGGCAGGGTATAAAATCTACATAGACCACGACGTGAGCAAAGAGATCGGCCATATCGGGACTTTTGAGTTCAAGCACGATCACACCTGGATGATGCGCGACATCGAGAAGGAAAAGGCAGAGCATGGCACTTAGCACCTACGCTGAACTGAAATCCTCGGTGGCCGACTGGCTCAACCGTAGCGATCTCACGTCTGCCATCACTGACTTTGTCTCTCTTGCTGAAGCGCAGATGGAGCGCGATCTGCGCACCAGGCAAATGATTGTCAGGGCCAACGCCACTGTCAATACCGAGTACAGCGCACTGCCTGATGACTACTTAGAGGCTAAATCGTTCAAGCTGACCGGCACAAACCCCATCACTCCCTTGGTATTCCAAAGCATCAACGCACTGGATGACTTGCAAGTCAGCTACAGCGCCAGCGGTCAGCCGAAGTATTTTTGCGTGATCGGTGGACAGATCCGCGTCCTGCCGACGCCCGATACGTCCTACGTTTCTGAGTTGATTTACTACGCGAAACTCACCAAGCTGTCCACGTCGAACACGACCAACTGGCTGCTGACCATGTCGCCCGACGTTTATCTTTACGGCTCTCTGCTCCAGGCCGCGCCATACCTACAAGATGATGCGAGAATCCAGGTATGGGCTGGCCTGTACCAGAAGGGCATCGACGCACTCAACCTGGCTGACGAGCGCGGCTCCATGACGGGCGGCGCTTTGATGGCAAGAGCAAGGACATTCGGATGATAGTGACCACGACAAAGGGTGAGATGGATGACTCGCTGCTGGAGAAGCGCGAGGGTTCAGACGAGACTGACAACGAAACAATTTCGTTCACCGAGTACTGGTTAAATGGTGAAATGGTGCATCGGTCTGTTCACGTTACGCTCAAGCGCAATGTGTTCAGCGAGGGCATAACTCAAATGATTGGATAAGAAATGGCGAACACTCAAGCAATGTGTACATCGTTCAAGGTTGACTTGCTCAACGCCGTACACGCATTCAATGGGACCGGAGTGCCAGCGCACACTGTCTCCACCGCCGACACGTTCAAGGCTGCCCTGTACCTAGCAAGCGCCACCTTAAGCGCCGCCACGACGGCCTACAGCGCAACCGGCGAGGTTTCCGGTAGTGGCTATACCGCTGGAGGTGTATCGGTGACATTTGGCACTGCACCGTCATCGACAAGCACCACGGCATTCCTGACGCCTAGCGCGTCCATTACTTTTAGCAACGTCACGCTGGCTACAGCGTTTGACGCGGTCCTAATCTACAACTCGACTCAGAGCAACAAGGCGGTTAGCGTCCACACATTTGGATCGCAGACTGTAACTGCCGGTACGTTCACTCTGACTATGCCAACCAACGACTCCAGCACCGGCCTGATCCGGCTGGCGTAACGAAGGAGCAGCGCAATGGCTGCATACGGTACAGGCTACTACGGCAAGGGCGCATATGGCATAGGCAATGTTGTCATCTCTGGCAATGCCTCTACGCTTGCCATCGGGACGCTGCTTGCCAATAGATCTATCCAGGAAGATGGGACGATTGGAACCGGCAATGTCGGAACTGTAGGCATAACGTACTCAGTCGCCATCACAGGCAATGCATCCACAGCATCAATAGGAACTGTCAGAGCAGCACCAATTGCTACCGGCAATAGCAGCACTGGTTCTGTAGGCACTGTGACTGCTGAAGTCATATCGTTTCAGGCCATCACCGGAGTCAGCGGAACGGGATCTGTTGGCACTGTCTCAAATGTCACATCCATTGCGATAATCGGTAACAGTGCAACTGGTTCAGTTGGGACAATCTTGGGATTCGGGTGGGGCGCGATAGCGAACACGTCCGAGACCTGGACTCCGGTATCTGACACCAGTGAAACATGGACAGATATCTCCGATAATTCAACAACGTGGCAAGTGGCCGCATAGAGGTAAATCATGGCAGATACGACAACGACCAACCTACTCCTTACCAAGCCAGAGGTAGGAGCAAGCACCGACACCTGGGGTACAAAGATCAACACCGATCTGGATTCGGTGGATGCGATATTCGCTGGGGATGGAACTGGAACCAGCGTAGGTCTTCATGTTGGTTCTGGGAAGATATTAAAAGTAGGTGGCAGCATTGATACAGATGCATCAACTGCACTTACCATAAAAACAGTAGGAACTGCAGCTCTCACGATTGACACAAGCCAAAATCTTAAATTCAATTCGGGCTTTGGTTCTGTTGCCAATGCATATGGTTGCCGCGCTTGGGTTAATTTTAATGGGCAAGGAACTATTGGAATCCGTGGAAGTGGAAATGTATCCAGCCTTACAGATAATGGAACAGGCGACTACACTGTCAATTTTACAACTGCAATGCCTGATGTAAATTATTCACTAGCTGGAGCAGCAGGGCAAAACACTACCTCAATGCATGTGGTAATGCAACCAATCAATCTAGCTCCACCGGGGACAACTGGTGTTCGAATTCAAACGCCATCAGCAGATGGAGTGCTTATCGCTGACCCAACCCTTGTTTGCGTAAATGTATTTCGCTGAAAGAAAAAAATGACAAAACGAATAATCTACCCAACCAACAATGGCGGTGTAGCCGTTATTGTTCCCGCAGATGAGTGCGGTTTAACCATTGAGGAAATTGCTGCTAAAGATGTTCCCGCTGGCAGTCCTTACAAGATTGTGGATGTTGCTGACATTCCTGCCGACCGCACATTCCGCAACGCATGGGAGTACACAGCATGATTACCATCAACATGGACAAGGCCAAGGCCATCACCAAGGCCCGTTTGCGTACAGAGCGTGAACCATTGCTTGCCGCGCAAGACGTTGCGTTCCAACGGGCATTGGAGGCCAATGCAGATACCTCCGCAATCGTGGCTGAGAAGCAGCGACTACGGGACATTACCAAGCTGGCTGATGCGGCTACGACCACCGACGAGTTGAAAGCCATCACACTTGAATTAAGCGAGTAATCATGGAATTCCAGCCAATGTTCAACTTCATCGGAGGCGCTATCCTTGTCGCCGTTGGTTGGTGGTGTAAAGAGATATGGGACTCGGTGAAAGCATTGAAAGCAGACATCAAGGCCATTGAGATTGATCTGCCAAAGCACTATGTCAGCAAAGCCGACATTGAAAGCCGTTTCGACAAGATTGACGCGACACTAGAGCGCATCTTTGACAAGTTAGAGAACAAGGCAGACAAGTGATGGATCAGATTGTCTCAGCGGAAAGCCCCTGGCCGAACACTGAGACTAAAACGGTTTTGGTTTGTCGTATCCCTAAGAAAGATGAGGACAAGAAGATGGGTGCTAACGAATTCACCGACAAAGATGGACGCATCTGCCGCTGGGTAGTTGTGAACCGGAAATGATTGATCCATTCACGGCATTCGCTATTGCCCAAGGTGCGGTGGCTGGCATAAAAAAGCGGTAGCCCTTGGTAAAGATATACACGGCCTCTACAAAGAATTCAGCAGTTTCTACCAAGCGGCAGACACGGTTCATCTAGCGAGTAGCAAGGCCAGGATTGCGAGTATAGGAAAGTCAGATGCACAGATCAGTTCTCAGGCTCTCCAGATCGCGCTGGCATCTAAGGCGCTGAGAGAGCATGAGAAGGAACTGAAGGACATCCTCTTTTACTCTGGGAATGCTCCGGTCTGGGAAGAGATGATGGCAGAGCGCACCAGGATGATTAAGGAGCGCAACACGATGGAAAGAGAAGAGTCAGAAAGAAAGCAGAAGGACAAAGAGATGAAGGTTGCGATCATTATGAACACACTCTGGATCTCAGGCGCATCAGCTATCGTTGTCCCACTGGTAAGCATCACGTTTCACGTCATCACAAATAGGGGTTTCTAATGATTCCAATAATCGGAATGCTACTTAGCACACTGGCTCAAAACGGGCTAGGTCTGCTGTCCAGCGCCATTCAAGCAAAGGGCAAGGAAGTGGTCGAGAACACGCTAGGCGTGAAGATCCCTGACAACCCTACACCAGAAGACGTTGAAAAGCTGCGCGAGTTGCAGTTCCACCATGAGGAGCGTTTGCTTGAATTGGGCATTGAGAAAGCCAAGCTAGAGATGGCTGAAATGGAATTGGTTGCTAAGGCGGCTCAGAATGATGCTGACAACATCACAGATCGTTGGCAGGCAGATATGTCTTCGGATTCTTGGCTATCCAAGAACATCCGGCCCATGTCACTAATTGCGATATTTATAGGGTATTTTCTTTTCGCCTTAATGTCTGCCTTTGGATACAACGCCAACGAGTCCTATGTAACTCTTTTAGGGAATTGGGGTCAGCTAATTATGGGAGCCTATTTTTTTGGTAGAACGGCTGAGAAGATCATAGAAATGAGGGGAGCAAAATGAGCCTAAGTCAAGAACAAGCCGCGTTCCTACTGGATATGTGCAAGCCAACAGCGGGTTTATGGTCACTGGTGGCGAGTTGGCCCGTACCCCAGAACAGCAGGCCATCTACGTCAAGACGGGCCGGTCTAAGACTATGAACTCTATCCATCTAAAGCGTTGCGCGATGGACTTGAACTTCTTCAAGGACGGAAAGATCATCTGGGACAAGTCTGTTCTGGCTCCAATTGGCGCGTATTGGGAAACGCTACACCCGAAAAATCGGTGGGGTGGAAACTTTAGATCTCTGGTGGACTGCCCACACTTTGAACGAAACGTATGAGCGACTTCAGCGGCCAGATCACAACGCCAGCGCAGCCAAACATTGGCAACCCTGGCGAGGTGTATGACCGCCTGTTCTTTAGCCAGACACTCAGCAACATCGGGAACTACGCCAGCCGCGTCACAAACGCTCTGGGAGCGTTATTCGGACC